GGAGTAATAGGATAATGATGCCAGATGAAATGGAAGCCGAAAAGAATCGAAAAATTATTGTGGCTCAGGCCAATAAAATAGAATTACTTGAAAACAATGTTTATCAGCTGCAGGAAGAGGTCCAGAATGCTTACAAAAGAATTATGCAACTGACGAAAAAGGATAGTATATTATAATGCAACTACATGATCTTGAACAGCCAATTATGGATTGTTGGAATATTTGCGAAGACCTAAAAACTGTCTATAAACAGATTGGGGATGGTGCACGAGAACCCACTACCGACGAATTAATGAATACATTGTTGGGTATGGAACAACTCTACCAATGGAAATTTGAACAGCTGTTTCATATGTATGAGACAGTCATAAAACATAGAGCAGGTAATAAATGAGAATTATTGCGGGCCCGTGTCAACACGAAAGCCTGGAACAAAGTCTAGAGATCGCTACAGTATGTAAACGTGTTTGTGATATGTATGGTATTGACTATATATTTAAAGCAAGCTACGATAAGGCCAATCGATCTAGTATGGATGGCATACGTGGTATAGGAATTGATTATGCTCTTCCCGATCTCTTAGCCCTAAAGAAAGATCATGGTCTAAAGATCTTGACAGATGTTCATACTGAAGGGCATATTAGTAGATGTAAAAGCTTCGTGGATGTCATTCAGATCCCGGCCTTCTTGTGTAGACAGACAGATTTGATTAGGACCGCATGCGCCACAGATTGTATCGTAAATATTAAAAAGGGTCAGTTCCTAGCACCTTGGGATGTTGATGGTATTCTGACTAAAACAGAAGGCGCTAAAGAAGTCTGGATCACGGAGAGAGGTACAAGTTTTGGATACAATAGTTTGGTTGTTGATTATACTGGGATTCAGTATATGCTTGACAATTACGATGTACCTATTGTTTTTGATGTTACCCATGCTGTCCAGAAGCCAGGAGGTAATGGGAAATCAAGTGGCGGTAATCGTGATTACGTTCCAGGTCTTGCTCGCGCTGCCTCTGCTATGGGGGTTAGTAACTTTTTCCTAGAAGTACATCCCGACCCAGATAATGCTCCAAGTGATGGACCCAACATGATACGACTAGAAGATTTTGAAAGGACAGTAGATGGTATCCACCGCTATTCTTATTCCGGCTAGATACGGCAGCACACGTTTTCCCGGCAAGCCGCTAACACTTTTAGATGGTGTGCATATGGTTAAACGAGTATATGATAAGTGTGTAGCAACCGGCCATGACACATATGTCCTTACGGATGATTTGTCTATTTCCACTCTATTTAATGATAACACTTGCAGGGTAGATACTACAGATTATCAAAATGGAACAGAAAGATGTGCTGGTGCACTAGACCTGATTCGTAAATATGACCAGTATATTAATGTTCAGGGTGATATGCCTGATGTAACAGAGGAAATGATTGAAAAGACAATCTGGCATTTAAAGAACTATTCTGTCACTACTATGTGTAGTATGATGCCAGAGGAACAACAGAATGATCCTAATACCGTTAAGCTGGTAAGAGCTGCGGATAAGTGTTTGTGGTTTGGTAGGGGTATGACTGGATATGGCGATTGGCATTTGGGTATCTATGGCTACAAACGCAATGCATTAGAAATGTATCCTGGTTTGACGGGTACTCGTGAAGAACGATTAGAAGGATTAGAACAACTCCGCTGGTTAAAAAATGGATGGGATATAGGTGTATTACCATGTGTGTTTAATGGAGTTGAGATTAATACACCAGAAGATGTAGATAAGTGGAGATAAATTATGACTGAACCCGTTGATGTAAGTAAGAAACATTTCTATATTAGTCTTGTTAAGAGTCTAACTAGGATAGTGGGATGTGGAGCCGCACTAGTAACAGGTGCTTGGTTCTGGATGGCCATCGGCCTAATTATTGCCGAGGTATTGGGAGTATTGGAGGAATTATGAAGGCTGGAAAGATATGGGGTACAACCGAACTTATTGAAGCCAATGGTGCTTTAGAGTTTCATCGTATTGAAATGGAAGAAGGTGGTGTGTGCTCAAAGCACAAGCATCTATATAAGTGGAATGGTTTTTATGTCGAGTCGGGTAGGTTATTGATTCGAGTATGGCAAAATGATTATGACCTTGTTGATGTTACGATTCTTAGAGAAGGTGATTATCATAAGGTTAAGCCTGGTCTTTATCATCAGTTTGAATGCCTTGATGGTGGTGTGGCGTATGAGCTATACTGGGCTGAGTTTAATCATAATGATATTGAACGTGAGACGGTAGGATATAACTTTATGGATGAAGATATTAAGTAATGAGTGTTGTCGTAAATTATATGCCGGCCGATATATTTCATTTTCAAAATGGTTACAAAAAACAGGTGGGCCATAGTGTAGATGAGGTATTGGTCAAAGAGCCTCCCTTCTGGTGGAAGGACATATCTAATGGTATAGGGGAAAAGGTCGGAAAGTCGGAAGACTATATAATGAAGAATTGGAATGATATCATTACGGGTTCTATGTATGATAAAACACAGATTGCAACAAACAAGACCGTAAAGCATTGTCCCGCCTTTCCAAAATTAATTACTAATACCCTGGTCATTAAATCTCCATGTGACATTTTGGTCGAAACATCTGAAAGTGGACAAATACGTACAATTGGTGCTGATTCCTACGCGGCCTATATGGGTATTACACATCATGATGTTAGCCAGATCGATAATGATAATGACTGGGTCATCTTAAAATTTATGTTTAACTACATACTTGATGCTCCTACCTGGGTACAATATTTTGATCCCTTTTATTGGAAAAAGGATATACCCTATAGGATTGCCCCAGGTATAGTTGATTGTGATCACATTCCTCTTAATATTATTACATTTTGGCCACGACAGGAAAAGAAATATATAATTAAGGCAGGTGATGTAATTGGAACTCTGTTATTTGGTGATAAGGTATCGGGATTGGAGTATAAGGATATGACAGAAGATATTGAACGTAAGAAATGGTTATTGACAAATAGAATTTTTGATCATAAGAATTACAACAAATGATTGGTATAACCTTTAGCACCTTTGATCTTCTCCATTCTGGACACATTGCAATGCTCAGAGAAGCTAAGACTGTTTGTGATTATTTAATATGTGGTTTGCAAGTAGATCCAAGTGTTGATAGATCACAAAAGAATCAACCTGTTCAAACTCTTGTTGAGCGTTGGACCCAACTTCAGGGTGTAAAATACGTTGATGAAATAATTCCATATCAAACAGAAAAAGACGTGGAAGACATCTTGACCTTATTCAACATTGATGTTAGAATAATAGGAGAAGAGTATAAGAAAGCCGGTCGTTATACTGGCCGCGCTACTTGCGCTGCTCGAGGTATAGAAATATACTATAATAAAAGAGATCATAGATTTTCTACATCTGACCTTAGAGAGAGAGTCTATGGAGAAGAACTTAAAAAGGATATAATGGGGGATACATGAAGGTATTAATCATTGGTCATGGCTTTGTGGGTAAGGCAGTTGATTATGGGTTTAGTCACCCTGATGTAGAAAAGAAAATTGTAGACATTAAATATGGAACCACGCATCCCTATTACTATGATACTTTTCATCAAGGAGAGGTATCCCTTTATAATATTATATTTGTGTGTGTTCCGACTCCTATGTCTGAAGATGGGTCGGCTGACACGTCTATCGTAAAAGATGTAATCGATAGGCTCACTAACATGGGACGGGTTGGAACTCCTGCAGTCCCTATTGTCCTTAAATCTACGGTGCCCCCTGACTTTATAGAAGAAATACAATCAGATCCAGAAAAAGGTAATGTGGTCTACAGCCCTGAATTTCTGACCGAGAAAAATGCCAACGAGCAGTTCGTGAATCCTGAATATCATATATTTGGAGGTGCCCTAAAGTATACGCAATTGGTAGAACTTTACTATCACAAATATAGCCTATGTAGTCCATGTCCCTCATTTCATTGTTCGGCCACTGAAGCAAGTCTGATTAAATATACTATTAATAGCTTTCTGGCCACTAAGGTTACATTCTTTAATCAGATATATGATATCTGTAAAGATATGGGTGTGTCAACCAGCTTTAAGTCCATACTTAATGGTATTTCTTTGGACAAACGTATTGGCACCTCACATACTAAAGTACCCGGCTTTGACAACAAGCAGGGATTTGGTGGTGCATGTTTTCCAAAGGATACCTCAGCCTTTATTAAATTTAGTAATAGGTTGACATTACTAGAAAATGTTGTTAAAATTAATAATGAGTATAGAAGTAAATACGACCTAGATGAAAGAGAGATTGAACAACATGTCAATTATGGACAAACTGAAGAAGAACAGTAAGATTAAGACAACAGAAGTCTTATCAGAATCAAAGTTCTTTACCGAGAAGGATATGACACCTACAGATGTGCCCATGGTAAACGTAGCACTATCTGGTTCTGTTGAGGGTGGATTGGCTCCTGGGCTGACCGTTCTGGCTGGACCCTCAAAACACTTTAAGACTTCGTTTGCACTACTAATGGCGGGGGCCTATCTAAAGCGTCACCCTGATGCAGTTATGTTATTTTATGATTCTGAGTTTGGTTCACCACAATCATACTTTGAGCAGTTTGGTATTGATACATCTCGTATTCTCCATACGCCCATTGCGAATGTAGAAGAGCTTAAATTTGATATCATTGCTCAGCTTGAAGCCATTGAACGTAGTGATAATGTTATTGTTGTTATTGACTCTATTGGTAATCTGGCTTCTAAGAAAGAACTGGAAGATGCCAAGAATGAGAAGTCAGTTGCAGATATGTCTCGAGCCAAGGCTCTTAAGGGGTTGTTCCGTATGTGTACACCCTATCTTACGATGCGCAACATTCCCCTTATTGCGGTTAATCATACCTATCAAGAGATCGGATTATTCCCCAAGGCTATCGTGGGTGGTGGTACTGGAATCTATTATTCAGCCGATAATATCTGGATTCTGGGTCGTCAGCAGGATAAGAAGGGTACAGAGATCCAGGGTTACCATTTCGTAATTAATGTGGAGAAAAGTCGATATGTTAAAGAGAAGTCTAAGATTCCCATTACAGTTTCTTGGGATGGTGGTGTCCGTAAGTATTCAGGCCTTCTCGATTGTGCTCTTGCTGGTGGTTATGCTACTAAGCCTTCTAATGGTTGGTATGCTGCTGTTGATCAGTCTACTGGAGAAGTTGGACCGAAAGTTCGGTATGATGCCACTCTTGATAAGTCCTTCTGGGATCCAATCTTTGCTGAAACAGATTTTAAGGATTTTCTGAAGAAACAATATTCAATTGGCCATCGGTCCCTAGTAGACATGGATGAGATTGTGGAGGAAGCATGATAGAGAATCAAGACTATGAATTGGTTCCAAATGAAAATGACGGGTGGGACATAAAACTACTAACAGGAGATTTTGCTGAGACCATTTTTAACTTTGGGGCCATTAAGGTGGCTGATGATGGAGAGACCATGAAATATTCAGCTGATATAGTCTATAGCCCAGTAGATGAAAATTATGATGAAAACCTTGAGTGGCACCAGTTGACCGGATCCATATTACTTAGTATAATGGAACAGATGATAAAAAATGAGGCCAAAACTATTGAATCATAATATTGAACAAACTGTATTACGAAATATACTTACTAATGAACCTTACATGCGTAAGGTTTTACCTTTTATAAAGGTAGAATATTTTGAAGGTGTCTATAGGCAGTTGTTTAATCAGGTAGCAAAGTATGTAGCAAAATATAATAAGTTACCTACACTTGAAGCATTTCAGATTGAAGTTAACCAATCTGATAAATTTTCTGATGAACACTACAGACATGCCATTGAGATACTACCACATGTATTTCACGCCGAAGAAGTAAACTTTGATTGGTTATATGATACGACAGAGAAATGGTGCCAAGACAGGGCAATTCATAACGCTATCATGGAATCCATCAGTATCATTGATGGTAAGCATAAGGACTTAACCAAGAATGCTCTCCCTACCCTACTGCAGGATGCTCTGGCCGTTACTTTTGATCCATCCGTGGGTCACGATTATATTGAAGATGTCGAACATCGCTATGACTTTTATCATGCAGCCGAAGATCGTATACCCTTTGATCTCGACTACTTTAATACAATTACAAAGGGTGGTCTGCCTAACAAAACACTTAATATCTGTTTGGCGGGTACGGGTGTCGGCAAGTCTCTTTTTATGTGTCATGTAGCGGGATCTGTTTTGTCCCAAGGACGTAATGTCCTATATATTACATTAGAAATGGCAGAGGAGCGTATTGCAGAACGAATTGATGCGAACCTACTAAATATACCATTAGATCAACTACAAAATGTGTCCAAGGCCATTCTTACCACAAAAGTAGATGATATTGCGTCCAAGACTAATGGTAAGTTAATTATAAAAGAATATCCAACTGGATCGGCCCATTGTGGACATTTTAGGGCTCTACTCAATGAACTAAAACTTAAACGTAATTTTGAACCCGAGATGATCTTTGTTGATTATCTTAATATATGTGCTTCATCCAGAATGAAAGGGCTTGGCGGTGCTATCAACTCCTATTCC